ATCCCATAAGCCCCTAAGCCGCCCTCTGAGGGGTTGTAAGCGTCAGGGTCTAACTCAAAACCACTTTCTGCCATTAGGTTGCCTACAACGCCTGTGGCTTGCGCTAGTGACATCCCCTTGTTTGTCAAATAATCTACTGCTGTAGTTACATTATCTGGCAACATATTTTGCTTGTTAGCATTATATGCTCCAAATACTTCTTTTGCGTAGCCTTTTCTTTTTTCTAAATGTTTGCCGTCTGCTCTTTCATATGTATTTTCAAAAGCAGTTGCAAAGTCTTGCGGTGTAATCAGGTTTGGATTGGTCAGGAAGTTTTGCCACGTTTTCTTTTCTGGTCCTTGGAGTTCAGCCCAAAGCCAATCTAGTTGTGTGCCAAAGGGTATGCCGCCAATCGTTTGTACCATAAATTAACCTTTAGGCATCATCGCAAGTGTTTGAAATATATTGAATAATCCTGGATTGAAGCTGCTAGAAGAACCCTGATAAGTAGGCGCTCCTGTGCCTGTAATTGTTCCTAATAAAGTATTTAAAGCAGTAGTTGGTTGCTGTGTATATTGACCATATTGACCTTTGCCTGCACCAATCAATTGATCCATAATTCCTCTTTCAACACCACCTGCTGCTGCCTGTCTGTCAGCTATAGTATTACCCATATTAAAGGAAGTCTGACCCATATTAGATAAATTTGAACCTATGCCTGACATTGTGGAGCCTAGACCGCCTAAAGCAGAGCCAAATCCACCCATCTGACCTCCTAAACCACCCATTGCAGAACCTAAACCGCCCATTGCAGAACCAAAGCTTCCCATCTGACCACCTGCGCCGACCATCTGACCGCCTGCACCAACCATCTGAGAGCCAAGGCCACCCATTGCGCTACCCATTCCAGATATTTGACCGCCCATACCTGCGGCTTGACCTGCCATACCTGCTGACTGACCTGCTGCGCCTAATTGAGATGCCATATCAGCTTGTGACGCACCTAATGCGGTATTAAAACCCTGCGCCCTTAGTTTTGCAGCTTGGTCAAGCATTTGTTGCTGCGTTCCTTTTGCAAGTTCTGCTTCTGCTATACCATGCCTAGAACCACCAAAGGCTCCTGCCGCACCTGCTTGAGCAGCTAACTGATTTTGCAACTCTAAGCCTCTATTACCTATATCTCTCATAGATTGCTGAACAACCTGATCCTCATATGGGTTTTGGTAAGTAGCCATACCTTCTGCGGCGGTTTGCGTCATTCCCTGCTGCGCTCTTTGCTGTGCAGGATTTAGTGAACCTAAAGCTCCAGTTACTATATCTTTACCTTCACCAATTACATCTGATCCTGCGCTTATCATATCTGCGCCTGACCCAATCATATTAGTGCCTGAACCAACCAAATTAGCGCCTGCTCCAAGATAATTTTGTGCGCCACTAATCATATCTGCACCAGATCCAACTAAGTTAGCACCAGCACCTAAATAGTTTTGCGCTCCACTAACCATATCAGCGCCACCTCTAGCCATTCCCATAGCGTCTGTCTGCGCACCTGCTGCCATTTCGTATGGATTTTGAGGTGTTGCCTGATTATTTGATACACCAAAACCATCAGCACCAACTTGATTATAACCACCACCGCCAAAATTATTTACGCCACCACCAAAACCATACTGGCCTCCTTGTGGTTGCACCATATTAGGATTAGCTGAACCGCCCATCTACTTGCCCCCTCTTCTGCCTTGACCCTGCATCTCTAATGCAAAAGGTTGATTTTGTACCATTCTTGAACCTTGCTCACCAGTCACAGGATCTATTGTGAAACTTTCTAAGTAATCTGCTTGCGCTGGCCTATTTGCTTTCAGTGCATCTACACTGGCTTCATACATTGGCGCTGAAGAATAGCCTGTGACACCACCCATTGTTGTTGTTTCTGGCAAATATGAACCTGCGCCTGCTGTCGGCATACCAAAGGCACTTGCCGCCATGTCAGTGCTTTTAAACGCCGCTTCTTCTCTAGGAGATAATGCCGCTACATCTGGCCCATAATAAGGAACGTAGCCTGTACCAGCTACATCTGCGCCCATATTTAGACCTTGTTGTATTTTAGTTTCTGCAAACTTTGGCAATGTTGCCATGTCTACTTGTGTGCCGCCTTTTGCCATCAATCAACTTCCTTCTGAAAAGTCGTATACATTTGTTTCCAACCTAACGGTTCTAATACCTTTTTCCAACCAATTCGCCCAGACATAGTGCCAGCAGTGCAATCATTCTGTACCGCCCAAGCTGTAATATCATTACTCATATCTACTATTTGGTCTAATTCACCGCCAGCTAAAAACAAATTTAAAACCCTTTTTCTAGGGTATACCACAATTTCTGTTACAATGCACCCCCTTGGAGCAGGCCAAAGTTGCATCCTTCCAGCATAAACACCTGCTTCAATGTCATCAAAATGGTGAGTGCCACCACAATACTTCAAAGCATCTTCTATCCAAGGGCGGCATCTTTCTAATTCATTTACTTGTGTGTCTTTAGGCATGTATCCTCGTTATTGCTAATGTTGAAGCAGGAGAGGCTGGTGCAAAAGCTGTAGCCGCAGAAGCATTTAGACTTCCACTTGTACTAGTAACTGCCCACTTCATCTCAATGTAATCATCTTTTTCAAGTGCTAATAAATATGTTCTACCGCCAGTTAAAACGCCGCCATTCACATGAATAGTTTTAATTAAACTTAAATTGCTCAAGTTTGTTCCATTTTTAGACGGCCAAAAATAAAATTTAACCGTCGATGCAGAACTTGATGTAATTTCTGCTGTAAAATTAAGTAAATATTCACCTTTTTCTCTAAAAACTATTCTTTCTGGATTTGTAATATCCCTTTCTATTCTTGATGCATTTGTAGGCGCTTCGTAAGTTATTGAGTAGGCAGTATTAGCAGAGGCCGCAGTTTGGTCAGTTGTCCTAATAAATTTAGCATGACCACCTTCCATAACGATTTGTCGAAACTCATTGTCATAGCTTACAACAGGGTAATTATTTACATCATCCCAAAGAAAAATGCCATTGTCAGCAGGAATATCACCAGATGACTTAAAAAATAACTTTCCTAAGTTACGTTGCAAAAATAGGTTAAGCTCTCTGCCCCACTGCCTTACATCTGTACCTATAACTGGTGGTGTAACTGGCATTAACGCCTACCCCCTGCTTTTGTCTCTAACCTCATTGTGCCAACTCGCCATGCCGCAAGCTGATCCCCTTCAACCCTCATGCGAACCTGTCTACCGCTAAACCTTACTGACGTTGGGTTACTTGGGTTAAATGGGCCAAACTCCCTTTCTGTATCGTTAGGATGAAAGCGTGTTTTAAATTTTAAATCCACGTCACCTTGTGTCAATTCATCTGGTATGACCTCTGTAACCTTTGCTATTTGATCTCCTGCACCAATAGATATAGGTCCAGTCTCACAAAACACAGAACCACTATCATAATTAAACCCTGTCTCATGGTCATAAATATCTGTATCAGCATTATGCCCTGCAAGTAATGGATTTCTAAATACACCTCTTGGAGTGCCGCCAGTTCTGCTTAAATTACCTATAAGCCAATGGTTTTCTAATAAGTCAAAAGCAACATAACGATCTATCTCTGTGCTATTTGCAGATGGATAAAACCACCAAATTTCTGAATATTCAGTATTACTAAAACCCCAAATTTTACTTTGTTGGTTTCTGTTCAAATCATCAAAAACATAATCATGCACTTCGCATTTAAGCTCAGAAACAGAGTTACCATCGAACCTAAAAAAGCCTCGCTGCCCCATCCAAAATGCGCCCATATCAGTGTCTACTGCGCTCATTCTTGATACAGCACCACAAGCTGTACCAACCCTGTCAAACCCAAAAACATAAGGTGGTCCGATATATTTTGCGCTATGTGCATCGAGGTCAGTTATAATTAAAGTTTGCCCTCTGGTCTTAATGGCTTGCATAATTTGACCTGCGGTTTGCAACAATATATCACCTGCTTCGTTTGTTGCCGCAGGTGTCCAAGTCGTATTATCTTCTCTGTCGCACCACTGCACTTTGCGAGGGTTGCCACCTGCACCTAATGCAAATAGAAATCTTTCTTCAGTAACAATAAGGCCAAGATTGTTTGTTGGTGCATTACTAACAACAGCCGCCACATTAGAAGGGTTAAGCTGCCACTCTACAATATTACCAGTGTCATAATGAACGCCAACTAAGTATTCACCCCAGTTATCAAGTGACCAAGACGTTGCCTCAGAATATGTACCAGTAGAAGGTCTAGTTGTACCGTAGTAGCCAGTACCGTAAAAACCACCACCATAACCTAAGTTTAATGCTGCATCTTCCCTGCCAGTAGTCATAGATGTAGGTGTGATGTCTGACACTGTTCCTGCGCCTGTCATAACTTTCAACTCATTGTGACTTCCAGCCGCAAAATAAGCTGTATTATTATTTGTCTCCCAAGCGTGAGCGCCACGAATAGGATTAGTGCTAAATGATGCCTTACGCTCTTGCCATCCACCAACAGGACGCAACGAACCATCACGCCACCTAACTAAACTACCATCACGCCATCTGTTACTGGCGTCAAAATCTGTACCGTTACGGTAAAATCCTGCTGGTAGTTTAAGAGGTACTAAAGGCATAGAAAACTTTCTTAACTTAATTCAAAAATTAAATGTGGGCCTGGGCTTCCTCCACTTACGCCACCCATCCCAACATCACTCCTTGCACTGCTTCCGTTATTGTATACATATATAGTTGCTCCACCAGTGCCATTAACTATACGATCATTTCCATTGTTGTTTTGATAAATATAAACATTAGTACTAGTGGTGTTAGGAGCATAGAATAAATAAGAAGTGTTGGCTTTTAAATCACAATTTCCATCTCCATTTAAGCCGGCACCTGCTCCATACCCAACAAGTGTTCCAGCCCCTCCAATAGCTGTTGCTACATCAGTAGAAGTTATTCCAGTAATGTGGCCATAAGTATCCAAAGTTATATCTTGAATAACAGTTGACCCGCTATTGTTTACGCTGCTTTGAGTTGAAGTATCTTGGTGGTTGATAGTAACAGTTTCGTTACTAGATTGATTTAAGGTTATAGAACCGCCGCCAGTTAAAGCATTTCCTGCGCTTATTGTAATTGTTGAATTGTTTACTGTTGGGGAGGAAACTTGAGAGCTTGTGTAAGTAGCAATGTCGCTCATAGCAACTTGCTTCATGGTTCCATTATCATTGAAAACAACTCTATCTGCCGCCGCTACTGTTGTAGAAGTTGCAGAGGTTCCACCATCTAACACGTTTAATTCACTTGTTGTGACAGTTGCGCCATCAAGTTTATTTAATTCACTAGCTGAAGCAGTAAGTCCGTCAATTTTAGCAAGCTCAGTTGACGTTACAGAGGAAACAGCTACTTTTCCTGACGAGTTGGAAACTAAAACTCGACTTGCAGTTAAATTTTCTGTGTCAATCGTAGTTGCGCCACCTGTGATTGTAGCTTGCTTAGAGTTAATCTGAGTTTGAATATTGCTAGTTACGCCATCTACATAATTTAATTCTGCGGTAGTTGCTGTCACGCCATCTAATTTGTTTAGCTCTGCGGTGGTTGCTGTTAAGCCATCAAGTTTGTCAAATTCAGTAGATGTTACACCTGTTGTTCTTAAATCTTTTGCATAGTTTAAATCTTCAAAAGTACCAGTAAAACCGTCTAGCTTGTTAAGCTCCGCAGCGGTGCTAGTGACATCTGTTCCGTTAATTGTGAGCGTACTTAAATTAGGCGCTGTTGTGCCTGACGTACCGTTCACAGCATTAACAATCGTATCAAGGGCTGTATTGATAGTTGTACCCCATGTATCCTCATTTCCGCCGACTGTAGGTTTGGTTATCGTAATAGCCATATTAATCTCCTAATTTATTGCACAATAGCATTTTATGCTGCGTCCGTCCATGTCTCACTTTCAACATCTGTTGTTTCTGTAAACGTAGGCGTTGATGCTGCTACTGCGTCAGGCCAAGTGTCTGCATCTGGGTCTGTTGTATCTACCCAAATTTCTGCGGCAACAGTTAAATCTGTATAACTTTCTGGCGGCGTTGTAAGTTCCATGAATGGAAAACGTGCTT